GATCTGACTACCGGACCAGGCCATCTCAGCGCCCTCCCGCTCCCTGCGCCGTGGGCGCGTTCACGATCACGTCGGTCGAGCCGTCCGGCCGCTCCGTCACCACGGCCATGACCGGGCGGCCGTTGCCGTCGTACTGGACCATCTCCCGGCCGATGTAGTCCTCCCGCTCCACTACGAGCACCCGGCCCCGGAAGCCGTCCAGGACCATCGGAGCCAGGACCCCGGCCAGGCCAGCGCACTGGTGGAACCGGTTCGCCTGGCCGCGGCTGACGTCCGTGGCGCAGCAGTGGCCACACGTCCAGTGCTGCTCCGGGAGCTGGAGGAGGACGGCCATGCCTACAGCGCTGCCAGCGGGTTGCACTGCTGGGTGGGCGGCAGCGTCGTGGTGATGTTCCAGTACCAGTGGTCGGTGGCGGTCATCGCGAAGCCCGACGGCAGCCAGGTGGCACTGCCGTTCTTGGCCAGCCAGCCGCGGGTGGCGCTGTTCGAGCCCGCCCGGGTCTCGCTGATGAACTGGAACGTGGACCGGGCGTTGGCGATGGTGTACTGGCCGACCTTGGTCGCGCCGACGTTGGGCCAGGCGTTGTAGATCCAGCGCTGGAGCCCGGTGACCGGGTCACAGGCGGAGGACCCGGCGACCTGCTGCCAGCACTCCAGGGAGTAGCGGTTGGACTTGACGCCCTCCTGCATGGCGAAGCCGTAGCCGGTAGTGGCGCCCGTGGTCAGCTCGTACATGCTGGAGACGTAGGACGTGGATGTCTGGTTGACCTCGCACAGGTCCGTGGTCAACTGCATCCTCTTGAGGATCGGGTCGTCCTTCTGGTTGACGCAGGCCGTACCGTCGGCCGTGCGCTCAAAGAACTCGACGCCGTCCTCGTACTGGGCATCCTGCTGGATCTGCACGAAGCCCTTCGTGACGACCTGCATACCGCCGGTCCCGGTGACCGGGTTCCCGCAGGCGTCCAACTGGACGATGCGGATCACACTTCCCTTGATCGGGGTGGCGCAGGAGGCTGTGGCGGACATGGTTCACCCCTTTCAGGTGGGCAGGTTGACCAGCGCAGCGATCAAACAGCATTCAAAACCGAGCAAGTACGTGCGGTACGCCAGGAGCTTCACGGTGTTCTTGGCGCGGTCGAAATCCTCTGGCATCTGCCGGACATAGACGTCGGACCGGTAGCCGAACACGGCCCCGGTGGCGTAGATCCACTCCGTGCCCGCAGCAGGGGCTGCCCCGGCCGGGGAGGTCCCGGGGTAGCCGCCGCCGACGACCAGGATGTTCCCGTTCGGGGTGTGCAGCTTGCCGTCCCGGACGTCGTCCATGTCGACCAGGTAGGCGGCCACCAGGGCGTTCAGCACGCCCCGGGAGACGTGCACGTACCCCTGGCCGACGTAGCAGGAGGCCAGTTGCTCCTCCAGGGCACCGAGCGCGCGGGCGGGCCCCGCGCCACCGGTCACCAGGGGCGACGCGGCCCCCTGGAGCGTGATCCCGGCGGAGTCCAGCAGCAGGGCGTTGGCCGCGAGGTGCGGCCAGACAGTGGGCTGGCCGGCTGCCAGTCCGGTCCAGAAAGCCTTCTCCACATGGAGGTTCTCCACCCGGGCGACCTGCGCCTCGGCCGCGGCCTTGTCGAAATCCAGGCCGATCGGGGAGCCGTCGTACTCCGCGTACACGCTGAACGGTGTGGCGCCCCGGTCGGTGCGGGTCACGTTGGCGGTCAGCGTCGGCATGGGCGGGGGAGCCACTCCGGTGCCGGTGACGGTGATGCACTCCTCGTACATCGTCATCCCGGAGGAGTTGGGGCAGAAGTCCTGCCAGGTCACCCCGTTCTGCCAGTGGGGGTCGTTGGGGGAGCGCTGCTGGAGCGAGTCCCACAGCCCGTACGGGAGCGCGGAGAAGTCGGGTCCGTCGACTATCAGTCGGGCACCGGCCATCGTCTCCTCCTTCCGCTACGGGCTGTGGGAACGCTGCGGATCAGACGCGTGCGGTGGTGCCGGAGCCGGACGATCCGTTGACCTGGAAGGCGCAGGTGTACAGCCGCGAGGCGTGTCCGACCTGGGCGATCAGGTGCGCTTCCTCGGCCCAGGCCGCGGTGTAGTCGTTCTCGGCATTGAGCACGGAGTCCCGGACCACGCCGAGGTCCAGGGTGAGCCCGGTGCCGTGCAGGAAGGTGCCCGCCGCGTAGATCATGAACTGGACGGTGGCGGGCCAGACCAGCTGGACGGTGGCGTTGCCGGGCTGGCTGGCGCCGCGCACCTGCCAGTCGTCCACCCACTGGACGTGGACGCCGCGCGCGGTGAAGAACGTGTCGATGATGTTGTCCGCGACCGCAAACAGCTCCGGGCTGTCCAGGCCGACCTTGTACGCGATGTCCGCGCGCAGGACTTCCTTGACCCAGTACGGGTAGATCACTTCCAGCACCGCATCGTTCCGCATGGCGTAGCGGGCCCGGTAGTCGGTGGCCGCCATCGCGACCGCGTTCATCAGGCGCGGGGCTGCGGGGTCGGTGGTGATGGCGCCGACGGTGTTGGCGCCGCCGGACGCGGTGACCATGAGCGAGATCAGCCGCGCGTTGATCGCGTGGGCGTAGGCCGTGCGCAGCAGCCGCAGGAAGTTCTCCGTCTGCTCCGGGTAGGCGTTGTTCGTGAGGTTCCCGGCGGTGAGCGTGATGCCGTACGCCTCAAGGCGCGTGGTGGAGAAGGACGCGCAGGGCACCCGGAGGGTGGGCTTGTTGACGGAGCCGGTGACGGTGGCGATGTCATCGGCTTCGGTCCACAGCCAGGGGTCCGATGCGTTGGAGAAGGTGAAGGCGAACGAGCCCATGCCGGAGGCCGCGTTGGACGCGCCGGAAGTGAAGAACACGTCTCCGATGGCCGGGCTGACCGGGTACTGGAGACCGCCGCGCGAGATGCCGACGGTGGGCAGGTCGATCACGCCGACCGGGGGCTCTGCGATGTTGAACAGGTCATACTTGATCTCGGACGGGGCGCACCAGCCACCGGCCGCCAGGAGGGCCTCCGGCTTGTCGCCGCCGGTCATCTCCCGGTGCAGCCGCTGGACGTCCATCGGGTTGGTGCGGTCGTCCACCGTGTGGGCGAACTCGTTCTTGACCGATGCCACCATGTGGCGCGGCGCAGCCTTGCCGACGGCCGTGGCGGGGATGCCCCGCGCGGCGTCGATGAAGGCGTCGGCCATGGCCGCCATGGACGGGACGTCGGCTCCGGCGGACAGCTGCCGCGAGGGCAGGTCGCGTGCGGAGGTCACCTTGAGCATGGCCTTGGGGAGGACGCCGGGCGCCGGGGTGTGCTGCCGGGTCGCACCGAGGGAGGCCGCGCGCTTGACCACGTCGGCCGGGGTGCTGCCGTTCCCGGCGAAGACACCGGCCATGGCTGCCGCGACGGCTGCCGCGATACCCTCCGTGGTCACCTGCTCGACGGCCGGAGCGTTGCCGGCGGGGCCGTTGACGCGCTCTGCGAGCCGGGCCATCTCGCGGCTGGCCGCGTCCTGGTTCTGTGCGGCGGAGAGCCGGGCGCGCTCTGCGCGGGCCCCGGTCTCCACCTTGAGGCGGTCCAGGTGGTCCGCCAGTGCCGCCGCGTACGTCAGGGTCTCCGGGGACAGGTCGTCCAGACCGGAGACCCGCTCGAACTCCGCGTGTGCCTGTGTGCTCAGGTCCGCCAGTTCGCCGTCACCGATCAGGGTGAGGTCATCCGGGCAGGTGAACAGTGCCTCAGCCGCCATCGGTGGCCTCCCGCAGTCGTGGACTAGTCAGAACGGACTATAGCCACGATCACGAGGAAAGCAAGGAAGTCGACCTTGGATTTGACCGGTCCGACGAAATCAAACCTGTGATTCGTCGGCAGAGGGTGCCGGAACGGGCTCGGGTGCCGGGTCGGCCGGGTAGCCGCCCACCGGGATCGGAGGGGGCGGAGGAGGCAGTTGATCATTACAGGAGCACATCGTCAGTCTCCAGTCACACGTCGGGCCAGCATCCGCATCACGCGCTGCATGGCCATCTGGTCCAGCTCCTTCTCCGACAGCGTAGCCGCCGGGACGGCTGCGCCGTGCGGGGCCACCGTCGGCTGCCCGGCTGCGACCAGCGCCATCACCTGCTGGCCGCCCGCCACCCGGGCCCGCATGCGCGGCACCGGGAAACCGGGGACGTTGACCGCCAGCAGCGCGACCAGCCGCAGCTTGCCGCCGATCGGCCGCCAGTCGCCGGACACCTGGCCGGACGCCCGCAGCGCCGCTACCTTGGCCGGGTCGGCGTCGGCCCGAATGCACCCGGCCACCCAGATGCCGTGGCTGTCGTTGCCGGTGACCACGTCGGCCACCACGGTCCCGGTGTTGTCGTAGTGCTCCGCCGCCGCGCGGTGGTCGGCGTGCAGGCTGGCGTGCCCGGTACCCACCGTGATCTGCCCGACGCCCTGCACCACGGCCCCGTTGTCGCAGAGCACGGTCCCGGTGAGGTAGTAGTCGTGGTAGGACTCCCGGGGCGGCTGGACGCAGGTCCCGCTCATCCCGATGTGGCAGGTCCCGAAGAGGGCGGCGTGCCCGTAGATCCGGCCCGACGCGTCCACGGTGACCGGGGTGGGCAGCGACAACTGGGGGTTCTCGAACCAGTCGGCAGCGGGCATGAACGCGGCGGCGTGCGCCACCACGGCCCGCGCCGCGGCCTGCTCGCCCTGCGCCTGCGTCCACTCCTGGAGGTCCATCGCGCCGCCCGCGGTGACCGCGCCGTCCGCGTCCGTCAGGGCGATGTACGCCTCTGCGAACGCGGGGATGTCGCAGAGCGTCGCGGCGGAGATCCGGCCCGCGTTGTATATCTGCTTCTCCGGCTGCGAGAACAGCAGGTCGAACATGTCGGGCTCGCCGCTGTCGTCCCCGCCGTTCGGGTCCTCCGGCCAGA